GGCATCTTTGCTACTTTAATTTTTACAGATCTTGTAATGTCTTCTCTTACAGTATCTGTAGCCGGGTCATTGATATCGTCTTCTGCTTCTTTATCAGAATTATATTCTTTACCGGTCTTAGTATTTCTTAATGTTATCTCAGCTTCACATTGAACTACTGGTACTTTTTTACCATCTATTTCTACGTATTCTACTGATCCTTCTTCTTTAAATGACATATATTATTCCCTATTTATTTGTAACACAGAAAGCACAATATGTAACCTGTTTCCTGTGGCTGCTGTCGCCTTTATTATCTCACTTTCTTGAAGAACTATAGGCTGTGATAGTAATTCTAGTGTTTCATTGGCAGATACAGCTTTAGTTTTGAATAAACTAAATACATTTGCAGATGCATCTGTCAAGGTCAAAGTTATAGAATCCGCGTTTCCCGAGTCCTCAGATACTATTATTGATTTTATTATACCAGTTGTTGATGCGGGCACTGTGTATACAGTGGTTACACCATTAGTTGTTAAGTCTTTTTTAGCGTTTGTAAATACGTTAGCCACCTATAAACCAGGACACTCGTTCCTGCTCCTGTTTTACTTCATCTAAAAATGTAGAATTTAATTGATCTTTCATAATAGTTAAAGCTCTGTTAATTTGTTTTTGGTTTGATACATCATACTCTTCTTTTGGTTCTGGTAATCTTATATTAATTTTTGCCATTATCTTCTACCATCCGATTGTACATCTAATTTAAGAGTTCCAAATCGCCATTTTTCACTAGCTGCATCATTTTCTATTTTAACATTTATGTATCTACCTCTTGCTCTTGTATCTTTTTTAAGAGTAGAAGATGTAATTGTAAAAGGACTTAACGCTGTGTTTGTTTGTGTGTCTTGTGGATATCTTTTTACACCTAGCGTAACTTTTGAATTACCTTGTAAAGTTTTAAAATCAGGAACAAATCTTCTCATTTTCATAAACACTTCACCGGTTACAGCTGGTGCTACTGGATTTCTAGACCTTTGTTCTATATCTATGTCATATGATTTAATAAAAGAAGATACGGTAGTTGTTGTACCATTTGGATTAACTTGATCTGTTCCTACTTCATGTTCAAATAATGTCGTTTGTCCTAAACCTGTTTGACCTACAATTGTTGGAAAGGTTCCAGAAGAATTTACATCATATTTTGTTGCAAAAGGTTTTGGATATATAGTTGCATCTACCCAACTTGTTCTAGCTTCTGTACCTGTATACCAAACTCCACCAAGAGTTCTTACCAATGCAGATTCACCAAAATTAAGAACTACATATTTGTCGTTATAATCAGATCCAGATGCAGGATACCACCAAATAATTTCTGTAAATAAATTATTTATACCAGCGTTTATTTGTTGTCCTTTTGTCGTGTCTATATTATTAAATACATGGTCTTCTACTGTGCAAGGTAGTGATTTAACTGTACCATCAAATGCAAAAAAACCTTTGGGTGACATCCAATATGCTGTACCATCTATTTCTACAGCTGCATTCTTGCCAATCAATCCACAGTTTGTACCAACCTGTTCAAAACCAAATGTAAATGGTGCACCAACAAACTTCATCGTATACAATGCATTATCTGTCCATATCAAAATAGTTTCTTTTGCTTTTAATGCCCCTATAATTTTTGTACCATCTTGCAATCTTTGTGTACCTGCACTATTGATAGCTGTGGGTGCATAGGTATTAATACCTTCTTGATCTGAAAATCTTATAAACATATCGTCTTGTGTTGTGCTAGTTCCAATTGTTGTTTCTGTTGCAAGATGTATTAAGTGTCGAGTTGTTGGTGATATTAATGTAATTCTACTTGCTGTTGGATTATTTGTAGTTTCAAATCCTGATGTGTTTGTTGCTGCTCTATTATTTAAAGGTGTTGCAGCACCACCATTCCATGTAAATGTTTTACCATTTGCAATAGTTGCAATCAATACTTCTCCAAAATTATCTAATGACCATAGTCCTGGTTCTAGTGCTACGTCAGAAGCGGTTGCAGCTTCACCCCAATTACCATCTCCCCAGCCAGCTACACCCCAACCATAACCATATGTTTGTGCTCTTGGTCCAACAGGTTCAAAAGGTTTTATACTTAAACTACCACCAGTTGATACTGTGCCTGATGCATTACTAGATTGTGTTATTGTAAATGTGCCTGTTGTAGGAACAGTTATAACTTGAAAGTTTTTATCTTCAAAATCAGAGTTACTAAAACCCGTACCACCTGGTAAAGTAACATTATCTAATTGTATAATATCTCCTACAGATAAATTATGTGCTGCTTTTGTAATTGTACAAGTTGGTGATCCGTTTGTAGTTGCAATAGTTGCAGATGTTAAAGTTGTTTTTAAAGGTGTAATATCATAAAGCTGTCCTTCAAAATATATAAGTAAAAGTTTATCTGTTCCAATAGCAACATATCTATTACCTGTTAAATCTGTGAAAGCATGCATAGCCCTTGCTACGCCTACAATTGTATCTGTTACAAGAGATGACCAACCACCAACTTTTTCTGGTAAACCATATCTAAATCTTACGTTGTCAGAATCAATCCAACGATTTTCTGCTCCTGTGTCTGAAGATTGTTTATCTATTCCTGGAAGAAATCTATACTCTACTAGAGCCATTATTAGCTCCTATATTTTGTCTTTATAGATCCAGCCTCTAGTAGCGTTAACATACACTAAAGTAAAAGCTGCACTATTTGTATTAACAACTAAATTAGAAGCAGCACCTAATATATTAGATCCGTTTCTAGCAATTGTTAAATTGTTAGAACTAAAGTTATTACCACTATCAATAAAATGAACTTCATTACCAATTGCTGGTGATGCTGGCAGTGTCACAGTTACAGCACTACTTATTCCACTACCTGATGTATCCACTAATAATTGATCACCATCAACAGCAGTATATGCTCCTGGCACTGTATAATAACCTTTGTTGATAATACCTTTGTTTACATTTGTTCCATCTGAATATAATAAAGATCTAGAACCTGGTGGTAAAGTTACCCCGGTCCCTGATGCCGTTTTAAATGTTAACGTATAATTGTTAGATGTTCTAGATGTTGAGTCTTCTACAATAACTACTCTTTCAGTAGAGTCAGGTAAAGTTACATTTCTGTTAGCAGCTAATGTACCTGTTAGTTTGTAATATAAATTTTTACCATTTGATACAGCACCATTACTAATAGCTAATGCTACATCACTAGCTGCAACGTCTACAGATATATAACCTGATGCAGCTTGTTCTAATTGTTGTAAATTGGTATTAGTTATTGTACCCCAAGTTCCGGACTTTTCACCGGTAGTCATTAACTCTAGTTTTAAATTCGTCGAAAAACTCGATGCCATATTTCTCCTATGGGTTTAGTGGATCTATTGGGACCCACACCCCTGTTGCATTTGGATTTACGTCATTCCAAGATACCACATTAACGGTACCATTGGCAAGGTTAAATCTGTTGCCTGTTACGGTCGTACCAAACCCAACGGTGCTATTTCCTATAGCAATATTAACCCTATTACCATTTGCTAATACCACCACATTCTGAATACCTACTCCAGAAAAGGTAGTTGCCGAAAATGATGTTGCTCCAAAAAACATATTAAGGTATAGCCGTCCAAGTTTGTGATGCATTAGTAGGTACTGCATCCCATTTTCTAATTAAAGTTTCAGAGGTTCCTACTTCAAACCCTTCACCAGTAGGCAATACTTTTGCCTTAGCAAGCACTGTAACATCGCTTGTTGATACATTAAATCTCTTACCTGTTACTATAGCAGTTGCGTTTGCTTTTGCTACTGCATCTCCAATAGTTATATTGACTCTATTTCCTGTAACAGACAGATTAGCTTTACCAATAATTGTTACATTACCAATAGCTATATTTGATCTGTTTCCTGTTATTGTTGGTTTGGCCCCTGCTTTTGTAATTACAGTGCCATTACCTAATTCAAAGCCATTACCAGTTACCGGAACGTCTATAGGTATTGATGCTTGTGCATCACCTATACCTAATTCAAAGCCTTGACCTGTTAATACTTGTCTTGCTTTACCAACAATAGTTACATTGCCAGTAGATATATTTACACGTTTACCTGTTACTGAAAAATTAGCATCTCCAGATATTGTAGAATTACCAATAGCTACATTTAATTGTATACCTTGAGCTGCTACGAATGCGTTAGGATTAAAACCTACATCAGAAAAAGCTGCTGCTGAAAAGGAAGTAGCACCGAAGTACATGCGAGGTTACCTCGCAGTTGCTGGAACGTTATTATTTCCTACTAATGGTGCTTCGGCAAAAGACATATAAATATATGTTCCACCACTAGCATTAAAAGCACCATCACTATTTCTTATTTTAAATCCATTACTTAAAAAATCTAATTTAAAAGTAGCATTATTAGAATATTCAGTATTATTTCCGTTTGCAACAATACCATCATTTGCGACATTACTCTCACTTCTTTTGCTATCAAACATCCACCAAGATTCACCTGAATTGTCATATCTTTTAATCATAACCCATGATGGTTTAAATCCTGTGTAAATAAACGTACCATCTGCATTTCCATTTCCTGTGTATGAACCAAACTTGCTGTAACCTGTTTTTTCTGCAAAACAATAAGCTATATAAGTATCTCCACTAGCATTTACTCCACTATTTGTTCCAATACTGAAAACAGAACTTGTTGGAGAAGTATCATTAAAATAAGCAGTAGATGTTGCCGGCGCTTCACTACCATCAAGAAATAATGATTTAGTTGCACCTATTCCATGATGATATACTCTCCAACCTGTTGATCCATTTCTTTTTTTTGCTATTATCATTTTTGGCACTGCACCTAAACCATGACCTATAGTGGCCGCACTACCTGTACCTGTGTATGAAGATATAGAAAAACCTGCTGTTGTATTAACAGAAGTGTATGTAGTATTTATTGAACCATCTGTATTAGATGAACCTTGACCACCACCTGCTTTCCAGTTCCAAGATACGTATGTTTCACTATTTCCATTTGTTCCTCCAGCACTACCTAAAGTAAATCCATCAGAATCAAA